GCAACTTCATCAAGAAGTCTATCTAAATGTTTGTGAGCCTTAGCATAAGAAGGATAATCTTCTAAAGAAGAAATCAAATTGATAGCTGCTTGAACTCTTCCAGAATTTGACACAGGTTCTCCAACTGATGTGCTTTTTGTTTCACAAGCTTTTTCAACTTTAGCTTTTGGAGCTTTTTCTTGAACTGGAGCTGGAGCAGGTGCAGTAGCACCATTACAGTACTTAGCTACCAAATCCTGTACTACAGGAGTTGATAACTGAGTCATGTTTTTACCATCAATAACAAACTTAGCTTTGTCACCAGGGTGATTAGCTAAGTGAGCTTTGATGATAGCAAAACATTCTTTTCTGTCAGGAGCACCTGACTTAGTTTGTTTTGGTCTCAAGAACAATCTGAAGTTTCCTTCAGGAAGAACTGCTAAATCATTAACAAGGTCTGTTTTGTTGATGTTTTCTGCAGCTAGTAATGAACCAAGATCAAAACCTTCTCTTCTAACTAAGGGTTGTAAATCTCCCCAAGTAGTTGCAGAAGTTGTAATCTTTTTCATTTGACCACCTCTTGTGGCATAAATAGTTACCTCTCTTTCAGTAGTAACCGGAGCTTGTACTTCACTCATGATTTTTAATATTAAATTACCAATTAATTGTTTCTTTTCCTAGCTTCCCTAGGAGGATGTTTACATGTTCAGTATTGACAAACTTGCCTTTGAACACATAGTTGTAATCTACATTGATAGGAATTTGATGAATAGTGCTATCATCATATCTCAGCACATTAAATATAGATTTGACAGGTAGATTAGCTGCAAATCTTTGTGCTTCTATGGTAGGTAATAGCCATAGAGTAGGATTACTCTTGGCTATAAAATACACTACCTTTTTAATGAATGGCTCCCAATATTCTGTGTGGTCCACATCTACACCTGATGTCAAGGAAACAGGTAGCCAGAACAAGCCTTGCTTTTCTAGTTCTCTCACATTAGGGTGTTTCCATGGTCCAATAACTACTATTTTAATAGCTGACACAGGCATAGAAAAAACCCTGAAAACTTTATCAGCTTCAGGGTAGTATTTCTCTTTTGGGAGCAATTCATTTTTAAAGTAAAGGAAAGCATCTGTATTGAATTCACTCAGAATAGGTTTCCAAGAATAATGAATATGTTTAAAATTCATCTAGTAAATGTTTTAAGAAATTGCTTAAAATAGGCTGTATCTTTAGCTATACAGTCAGAAGGATCTTTGATTCCAAAGTCTAAACCCCTTTCAGATAACCATAGGTTTTTTGCTTTACCTGGAAACATAGTATTGATGTGATTTTTGACTTTTTCAGAGGCTGTAATACCAGGTTGATCATTATCAAACCATACAATGACATTAACAAAATGTTTAACCAACTGATTTAAAATTAGGTCATTGGGTATCATACCCTCATTCTGAAACCAAACTACATTTTTACCATGATTCTTCAGTACTCTATAATCCTTATAACCTTTAGTAATTATAAGTTCACTACCATAAGTCAGCAGAGAGTTGATGCCACCTACATCATTCTGTGAGCAATTAGTAATAAACCTCTTCTTACCTTCTCTCATAGGGAAATAGATTTTCTTCTTTGAGTCAGGAAAATCAGTGTAACTGTATGCAATATCTCTGCATTCAATAGCATGACTCCCTGTCTTAGTATTCAAAGCATATAGTCTATGGATAGGAAATACTTTGTCCTCAATTAGATTCTTTTTGGATATACCATACTGTGACCAGAATTGCCCATCTTGGGCATTAAATGGTCTTGCTTCTATTAGGAGTCTGACTTTCTTTTTGGCTTCTTTTTGAACCTCTTTCTTAGCTTCTATTGGCCTTAGTTCTTCTTTGCCTCTGATTAGAGAATTAAAGATAAATTCTAAAGTTAGATAGAAATTAGGAAATTTAAAATAGTCTTGTACTATGTTAAAGCAATCACTGTGGGTTCTATTGTTACCAAAGTCCACAAAGTATAGCACTCCATTATCATGTAAACTAAACCAACAGCCAGCAACATCATCATTCCTTAAAGGAGAAACAACATAGTCAAATTCAACAGGTTTATACTTGAACACTAATTCAAAAATATCTTCCTGAGTAACCAATGACAAGATGCTCTCTTTACTTATAAATCCTCTTCTATCAAGTTTATCTGAATTGTATTGAAATAAGCTCATAAGAAGAGGATTTAGTTAGATTAGATTAAGACCAAGCACCAGCAGGAGCTGCACCCATAGCTCCCATTGGAGATGCTGCAGCAGCACCACCCATTACTTGTTGAGTGCCTTTGTTAGAAGACATGAAGTTAGCATCTCTTTCAAATGGATGCTTTTGGCCATTAGAATTAATATAAGTTAATTTGCCATCTTCTGCTCTTTGCTCAACAAATACTCCAGGTTGAGCAGGAACAATGAAGTAACCACCTTTCATGTTCTTTGGTAAAGTAGGATAGGTTTTGTCTTGAAGACTACCATCTTGCTTTTTACCAAAGTTCCATTGATACTCAAGGAACAAATCTAGTGGTTTTTTGTCATACCCAATAGGTAAAAGTGCACAGATTCTTTGAGCATAATCAGCAAAGCTAACTGGAGCTGTTGCAAATGAAGCTCTCAAAGCTTCTTCTGTAACTCCTACTGCTTTCAAGTAGTGAGTTACTGTAGCATTTTGTTGAACAATAAGAGCATTGAAACCAGCAATGTATTCTGCAGATGCTTTGTCAGCAATCTCTACATTGTTTTTGTCAACTACTCTATCTACAGGGTTGATCCACTCTTTGTAGCTTCTCTCTCCTACTGTGATTTCTAACTCAATAGCTTCTCTTGCAGGTTGCCCTTCTTTAGCTACATTAGCATTGTATGCAAATTTAGTTAAGAAAGCAACACCAAAGTTACCACCAAATTTAGCACCACTCTTGGTTTTCAATGATTCATCTGAATCTGATACAAATCCGTATCCTTGTAATTGTGACATATTAGTCTTTTTTAATGATTAAACAATTCTTATCTCCAAGTTTCTTCTACTGCTTCAGTAGCTACAGGAGCACTTTCTTCCTCAGCTTGAGTTCCCATTTCTTCTTGGTTCTCAAAAGCTTGATTAGCTTCTGGACCAGGAACATGAGCCATTTCTTCTACTGTTTCAGTAGTAGTAGTCTCAGCTACAGGAGCATCTTCTTCATCATCTACAAGCTCAACACCAGTGTATTGTTTCTTAGCTTTAAGATTCTTCAATTTTGGACTACTCCAAACCATTCTCTGCATTTCTGCTTGAGTTTTGCCATAGTATTCAGCAATTTCTTTTCTGCTTTTCCCTTGGTCTAAAAGACTTTTTACTTCACTTACTGTGATTCTTAATGGAGCTTGTTGCTCAGTTACATTTGACATAGTTATATCAATTTAGAAATTAATTATGAATATCCTTTTTGTTGTTCTGCCCAATCTTGTTTCAACTGTCTTTCTTCTTCAGTTTCATTAGAACATCTTGGACAAAGATTTTCAGTAGGCTTATTGCTTCTTAGTAAAGCAATAGCTGTTATTCCTAATAGGCCACCAACAACAATGCCTATTAGAAGTACTATAAACCAAGGTAAACTAGCCATAGTACTCAGCAATTTTATTAACTACATAACCTAAGTCATTAGGAATAAACTGCTTATCAAACATTCCAATAGGAGATTTAGCTGATGAATACATTTCATTCTCATTAGTCAAGAACTCTTTTACAGCTTTCTTGTCAGTAGCATCATATCTACTAATACCAATAAGAGTAACATCAACTTTACCCTCTACAGTCAAGTACTCATCTACCATCTTACCTGTAGATTTGTACTTCATATAGATTCTACCATCAGGGCCAGGAACACTGTCACCATGAGCTAAGATAATTACATTTTTACCTGCAGCATCTAATTTCTCTATGGCATCAAATATTCTACCCATCATAAAACCAATTTGCTTAGGAGCATCCCAACCCTTAGCCAAAGCATTAGCCATGTACCAATTCTGCATTACATAGTTGCTATCATCCCACACAATATTCTTGTGAGGACTAGCTACTAATGCTAGAAAGATCTCAGCTATAGCTTTTGCATCATCAGTAATAACTCTTCTGCCTGATTTTATGTCTCCAGGAGCACATATTGGATATGCAGCACCACTTCCTTTGAAAGGCAATGGCTTAGAGGTTACTGAGATAAGGAAAGTCTCTTCAGGCTTTAATCCTATGATACCTAATTCAGGTATCTGTCCTATACTGGTGGACTTACCAAAGCCACTAGGGGCAAGCACTAAAATTTTAGCCATTTTTGTTTTAAATTGTTAAAGGTTCAAATTTCTTCACATCACCATACATGTTGACTCTAAAGTGTTGAGGACAAACACAATGTCTAGATTCAACTAAATGGATAGTTCTCATAAAAGGGTATAAAAGTGACTTGTCAGGTCTCCTTATTGTCTTACCAAAATGCTTAGTCAAGTTAAACTTGTCATCATTAGGGTTAAACATAGTAAAGATGTAATTGCTATCCTCACTTAAATTCCCAGTTTCTTTGATGTCATCAGATTGTGGAAACAGTCTGTCATCATCAAATTGTCTTCTTCCAATATCACTAAGTGCCCTATTAAGGTGGATAATGTGCACAAATGTGAAATTACAAGTGTTCCTAAATTCTACAGCATACTCTGAGAATTTATCTACAGTTTCTTTCATCTTGAAACCTCTCTCAGGAAGTAGCTTTCTCAAATGGTCAGTAATAATGATAACATACTTCTTAGGATTATGGGGTTTATACCCAATCATCCTTGTAAATACTTGACCATTCTTTTCTGTTTGTTTGTAGAGAAACTCACCATTCTCCTTAGCATACTCTAAGAGATAATTTCTAACTCCAGTAGGATTGTCCTTGATTTCCAAGAACTTAATCAACCCTTTAGAAACTTTTTCTCCTTTCTCATTGTACTCACCAAAGAGAGGTATTATTCTAGTCCTGTAAACAATCTTGATCTTGTCAACAATGTCTTCAGATACTCTAATAATTTCTTTGGGAGCATCAGGAATTTCAGTATCATACTCTAATTCTCCCTTGAGAAAAGCAGAGGATAAATATACGAAATTATTTCCTTTGTAGAGCTTTCCAGAGGGTAAAAATATCTGATAAATAGCAAAATCTGTGTTCAGAAAATGTGCTACAAAATCAAACTCTTTACTGACTCTATCAATCTCATAAGAGTTGTAGATAAACTCCAAATCTATTAGCTGACCATTGAGATTCTCATACTCTTGATTAAGAGTAGTCCTAGTGTCAATGTCAGTTGTAGCTTGTAGTTTAGTACTAAGTGCTTCCATAGAAGCTCTAGTTTTGGCATTGTGGGTTAATACATAAAGGGCAGGTTCTATACAAAAACCTACATCTACTAAAGTTGACTTCCCTCCCTTTGGGGCAGCTCCAACAGTGTAAATTCTTCCTCTCTGAATACCATTAATTGCCTGTGAGATAGTCTTTAAACCTTCCCCCATAGGAAGGCCTTTATTACTACCTTTTTGACCTGCTTCAAATGCTGCTCTAAAATTCATTATTGCATTCTTGAAGTTATGTCTTCTGCATGGTTAGAAGAAGTATCAGAGATTGCCTCTCTATACTTTTCAATCCAACCCAATAATGCAGAAGTCCTGTCTCTACCCACTCCCTTACTAATAAAGTAATGAGAGCTGATAAGGTATTCAGCACTGCTTAGACTCTTAAAGTATAAGCTAGTGCCTTCAATTACCTCCTCTTTTCTTACATCAGGATTGTCAGCAAAGAATGCTTTCATTCTTGTAATGACATCCTTATCCGGAGCTTTTCTCTTATTGTTTATTCTCTTAAATTCAGCATTCCATTCTATAACCCATCTCCACTTATCTAAAGTTTCATCTTCAGTGAACAAAGGAATATGCCATACAACTTCTCTGTTTGAGTCAATGCCCAAAATGTTAGTTATATTCATTCTTTGTACTAAGAGTGGTGGTGTATAAGAAGGTCTGCAGTT